CAACGCACCCAGCTCACTCACCACCAGTGGCTGACGGGTCTGCGTGTCGTAAGCGGTCTGCCCACGTAAATCAGGCACCCATTCCCACTGCAGGCCGTCAGATGAACGCCGTAGCGCCTGCCCTTCCACCACTGGCTGCGGCGGCTCATCGGCGTAGCTATGGGCGGGAATCCCGGTACCGACCATCAGGTATTCATCGCTGTAACCATCGTACTCACGGGTTAACACATCCACGTGGTACACCCGCAACCAGCCTGCCTGAGTGGCCAGACCCTCTGCCGCCAGCACGGCGCACACCTGCGTCGATATCGTCATTACGCCGCCCTCACGATGTAGTTAAAGGCGATGTTGCGAGGACGGTTTTCATTTGCTGTAGGGACGACACGAGAAGCATCAAAAGCAAAATTTCCTGCATAGTTAGCATTCGAGTTGATAACATATCCGTCCTGGTTAGTAACACCGCGATCGCCATCAACAAAAAAGACGCCCTCAGTGAAGTTTGGAGTCATCAGCTTTATGGGGGCGGTTGCTCCGTTAGCGAGGATCGAGAACTTACCTTTAAGGTTCCTAATTGCGTCAGACTGACCCGACATAATATAGCGACCTGCATCCACCCCTCGTCCATCATCCCAGCCACGAATAAATTCGCCGCGCAAATCCGGCAACACGCCAGACGGGTAGACCTGCGCCAGTCGGGGGTAAACGCTTTTATCAAACGACTGACCGTTACATTTCAGCCAGCCTGCCGGGGCGGTCGCCTGCGGCCAGGGCTGTGGGATCCCCACAAACTCACTGATCAGCAAGTACTGCGAATGCGGGTTAGGCTCAGCAAGATGCCCGGCCAGCAATGTGTCGGCATAACGCCGTGTCGCCAGCGCCACCGTCGGGTCAAATTTCAGCGTTATTGCATCGGTACGGCTGACGATCAGGATCATGCGCACGGTCTGAATTCGGCCCGACCCTTCCTTCAGTTCCGGTTTATACGTTTCCGGGCAGTTTGCCACCGCAATCAGATTACCGGCCGCATCATAAAGCCCAATCTCGCGCAGCCAGAAACCTCCTTCATTTTCGGGGATCACCTGCTCGGCAATAACCTGACCAGGGTTATCCGGGTCCACACTCAGGGAATTAATTACCGCCCGGCGTTTTTCTGCATCGGATCCGGTGCCTGTAATACGCCACCGCCATCCCCCACCCCCATCTGGGTGATTTCCAGTGGTTTTCCGGTTGAGATTGCTTGTGCTAATTTCGCCTCACCGATACGGGTGAGAATCGTAAAATATTTGGTTCCCATCGTTTATCTCGTCTGAATAAATTTAAAATAGAGTCAGCGGCAAAAGTATTGCCGTAATACCAGAGTCGAATGTTCGTTCTGCGTTCTCACAACCATTATGCGAAAACACTAAAATAATTACCTGTTGATGGCGTTGTTTCTACTATGGCACAACAGCGGTGATAAATTTACTGCTATATATCCATCAATTAAAAAATCAACAAAAAATATATTAAAAAAGTAAAACATCGGTCAGGAAAATCGTCCCATGGAATATTATGCAGCTCTCACGATGTAGTTAAAGGCGATGTTTCTGGGCCTGATATACCATTTACCTCTTGATCCATTCGGCGTAGCGCCCGGAATATTGCTCAGTGCTCCAGTCATTGATAAATCAAAACCACGCTCAGTATTCCCAAGAGCGATAGCCGATGCAGTCGTACCGTTTTCTAAATCTGGTTGTATCCATGTAGATTCTTGCATAGATAACAATGATCTACCTGAATCTATACCACGACCATCATCCCAACCGCGAATAAACTCACCACGCAAATCTGGCAATACTCCCGACGGGTAAACCTGTGCCAGCCGGGGATACATGTTTTTATCAAACTCCTGACCGTTGCATTTGAGCCAGCCCGAAGGCACGTTAGCCTGCGGCCAGGGCAGTGGAATACCCACGATGTCATTAATATCCAGTTTTAGTTTGATGTTGTTGTCGGTTTTATCTGACAGCGCATTCACGGCCCCCGCCACAAACGCCGTCGTTGCCAGTTGTGTTGTGGTCGTTCCTGCCACTGCGGTCGGCGCGGTGGGAATCCCCGTCAATGCCGGGCTTTCAATTGGTGCGTACTGCTTGTGCGGGTTCGCCTCACTCACATGGCTGGTCATCAGCGTATCGGCGTAGGCCTTCACCTCAATCGCCTTGTCATCAACCGACTGGCGGGTTGCCAGCACCACCGACGGGTCCACTTTCAGGGTAACGGCGCTGGCATTGCTGACCACCAAAATCATACGCACGGTTTGCACGCGGCCAGAGCCTTCCTGCAACAGTGGTTTATAGGTGTCCGGGCAGTTGGCGACCGCGATCAAATCGCCATCGGCATCGTATAACCCGATCTCACGCAGCCAGAACCCCCCTTCATTCTCCGGGATCACCTGTTCGGCAATAATTTGGTTTGGACTATTAGGATCCACTCTCAACGCATTCAATACCGCCCGGCGTTTTTCATTAATTAATGCCGTCTGTGCCGGGTCAGGCGTTGTCGGGTTACCGCCCCCATCGCCTATCCCCATGTGGGTAATATTCAGCATTTTTCCTAATGCCGCTGCATTCGCCAGTTTCGCCCTTCCCACCTGGGTGAGCAATGTCATGTATTTCATCGTCATACCATTTTCCTTTCAGGTCAGCTTAATCCGTCATATGGCATCGCAATCCGTACCGCGAAAACTGCCGTCTGTTTTGCAAGCCATTTCATTTTGTTGTTGCCTCTGACAACATTATGCAAAGAGATGGCAGGCAAATCGTCTGGCTGGCGTTGTATCGGCTATGGCACAACAACACGGGTGAAAAAAACCCGCCATCAAGGCGGGAAAAATAAAAAAGACGATGAGAAAAACTAAAAAAGAAAAATACGGTTATTTATTTTCGGGTAATAATGGCCATTCAATAGTGACGGGAAACCCCGCCTGTTCAGGAATCTTGCGCAGTGCTTCCCGATATGAGCGCCAGGCCTGCTGATCTACTGGGGCATCAGGCGTTTGCGTCCAGTCACTGGTAGTCAACAAGTTATCTCGTTGACGCCGCGCAGCCTCCGCCAACTGCGTTTGCGATGGTGATGCAGGTGTAACCGCTATCGGTTTTTGGGTTGATTCATCAAATACAATAGCGTTACCAAGTGCCTGTTGGCTTAATAAGTCCTGATAATCATCATCACTGATTTCAATAGCATCATCAGGGACATTAACACCGTGAATTTCACGGCTATAAAAACCATTAGACGATTTAGAGTAAAACATATTACACCTCAATTCCCTATTGCAATAAATTTATATGAAATACCCGAAGAGAACTCAACGGAACCACCATTACGAACAAAGGCACCATAGCCTTTCAGCATTTCTTTTGTGCTATTACTTTGCCCATATACTGTCACCCCCGTATAATTCCAGCCAACAGCATCATTTTCTGTAATAACGACAGAGAAGATATTATTAGGATAGGCAATAGGGAATGTCTGGTTGATAACCCCGGCACCTAACGTTGCCCCAGTCCCCCATTGCATAATAATGCCGGACGGTAAAATTTGATAACCATTCAACCCTGCGCCAGCAGCGCCCACGCCACCAATCGCACGCCACTGTGGCCCCGTGGAGAGGAATTTTATATTCGTCCCACTTTTAACCGTCATCGTATTTGAACCCGATGGGTTATTGGGCCCCAGAATATTCACCCCTGCACCAGAAATCGTCACCGCCCCATTGGAGCCATTATTAAACTCAATAACCCCACCAACGCAAAGGGACGCGTTCGGTAACGTAATCGTAATCCCCGCCACTAGGGCTTCAACAAAACAGCCAAACACCTCACCGGTTAACACCTGGCTTTCTTTGACACCCAATACCGACCTCATATTACCCAAGGCTCTTTGCACAAACGCGGTAGTCGCAAGGCTGCTATCGGCATCAAATAGCGGTGGCGTTGGTGCCGTGGGATTACCGGTAAATACCGGGTTTTCAATCGGTGCATACTGCTTGTGTGGATTCACCTCACTCACATGGCTGGTCATCAGCGTATCGGCGTAGGCCTTCACCTCAATCGCCTTGTCATCAACCGACTGGCGCGTTGCCAGCACCACCGCCGGGTCAACTTTCAGGGTAACTGCACTGGTGTTACTGACCACCAGAATCATACGCACGGTTTGCACGCGACCAGAGCCTTCCTGCAACAGTGGTTTATAGGTGTCCGGGCAGTTGGCGACCGCGATCAAATCCCCATCCGCATCGTATAACCCGATTTCACGCAGCCAGAACCCACCTTCATTCTCTGGAATTATCTGTTCGGCAATAATCTGATTTGGGTTATTGGGATCCACTCTCAATGCATTCAATACCGCCCGGCGCTTTTCATTAATTAATGCCGTCTGAGTCGGGTAAGGCGTTGTCGGGTTACCGCCACCATCCCCCACCCCCATATGGGTAATATTCAGCATTTTTCCTAATGCCGTGGCATTCGCCAGTTTCGCCGCCCCCGCCTGGGTGAGTAATGTCATGTATTTCACTGCCATACCATTTTCCTTTTGCATCGTCTTAAATCGTTATCTGATATCGCAATCATCACAGCGGAAATCGCTATCTGTGTTTGCAAGCCATTCCATGTTGTTGTTGCCTCTGACAACATTATGCAAAGAGATAGGGGGTAAATCCTCTGTCAGGCGTTGTATCGGCTATGGCACAACAACGCAGATAGAAATAAACCCGCCATTAAGGCGGGTATGGGGAGAGGTATATATTCAGTCAGTACAGGACAAATAGAATAATCAATACATTTTTATTCCCGGTATATATTTACTGCAGTGGAAAAACATCTCTCGTTTATGCTGCTCTCACGATGTAGTTGAAGGTTATATTGCGCGGTCTATTTTCTGCAGCTACTGGAGTGCGTAATACACGTTTTACTTTTTCTCCACTAAAAGCACTCCCGCCAGAACCTATACTCGTCGCAATTCCCAACGATGGGGGCAACTCAATTTCTTGATATTCCTGTAACGCATGCCATATTTTATTCCCCGTCCCGACAATAGCCCCCAGCTCTGAAGATGTGTTTATTGCAGCGGACCAAATCCCCTCGAGCATATGGTTATGATCTGGAATTGCCCCATCTTGG